ACCACCCCGTCGGTATTGGTCCGGTAGATTTTGACCACATAGGTGGCCGGGTTACTCGTCGTCCCGGAAAACCGACAGTTCGTTAGTTGGCTAAACCAGATGTCTATCTGGGCCTTGGTCTTGTTGTTCGCCGAGTCGTCCGGGTCGACCGTGGCGGTGACCGCAAATGGCCCCGCAGGAGCCGATACATGGCGAGACCCCCCATCGTCGACGTACTCAAAGACCACATAATAGCTGTACTTCCCCGCCGCCAAACTCCCCGTGCCGGTTATGTCCACCGCATTGCTTACATGAGGCGACAGAAGAAACTCGGTCTCACAGAGCTTGTTCCCGTCATACGCCCACAGTAGCCCGCCGCCAATATAGAGAATCCCGTGAGCCTCCTGGTTGCGGAGNGGGCGCGNCGGGGACGTGTCCCAGGCAAGNAGCGCCGGGCGATAGTGCTGAAGGAGAGGATAGGTCGCAATNGTGTAGGCGCTCCCAATACCAACCATCGAGCTCCCGCACCAAAATTCCGTGGAGCCGGCGGTCGCCCACCGCCCTGGGGTGACCCGACTGACGCCGCACTGAAGATTGCGCTTCCAGGCATTCAACTCCGCCGCCGGGCTATGTGCCCTGGACTCCAGACTGGTGTTAATCGCAGCTCGTCCCTTGACCCCGTGTGCGTGAATCTTCCCGTCTTGGTCAGCCAGAAAGGTCATGCTGTTAAGGGGGTCGGTGAGTTGCGAGCCAGAGACCCACCAATAACACCGGCCCTTCGCACTGCCATGTGGGAAGAACCCGTCGCTATGGACGGACATATTCGCCCAAAGGCTCTTCTCCTGGTCCCGCACACCATCCGACCGCCTAAATCGGCCCGTAACCACCATGCTCGTCTGGGGACGGTAGCTTAAAGCCATTGCGTCGTTAATCGTGCCTGTGACTGCCACCCCGCCAGTGACATCCTGGACCTCTGACATCGCGTAAATATACGTTCCGTCATAACCAATGCCTGCCCGTGTGAGGCACAAGTCGGGGCTGGGGCCGGCTGCGGACGTGTAGAGCGCCGTATCCCAGATTAGCGTAAACGGGTCAGAGGATGCGATAGTCTCACCCAAAAGCCANGCGTGGGTATGGAGTAGGAGCGTTGTCGATGTGACCGTAGAGCCAGTGAACACCTGGCTTTCGCAGGTTACGCGTGGAACCCCATTCGCGTCGTCATCGTGAATGACCTTAACAAATGGCTGCCACGTCGGATTATTGTAGCCCGAGGCCGGGAAACTGGCCGGGGATGCCACCATATCCTCGCCGCTGGCCGAACCATCGAGCACCCCATCCTGCTCGTTACTTAAAACCCCCGAGGTGTTGATACTGTAGAAAGCGAGGCGGTAATAATCGTTGCCGCCAGCGGAGGTGGTGTACCCCACAATAACCCCAACGTCGTCGTCGTCGGCATGGCTGTTATCCGTCAGCATCCAATCTGCATCCCATGACGGATAGCGGCGGCTTGTGCCCGATGTGTCTAACTTCCCCTTGGACACAAACGGCAAGTCACTCCCAAGGTCATCCGACTTTGAGACCATATAGTAAATGTCCCGCTCCTTCTGAAACAGCGCGATAACCCAATCCGAGCCGGTTGGTGCCAGGAGCCGGATTCTCGGAGCGAAGTATAGTGCATCGGCCCCAGCATCCTTCCAGATGGTCATGGGCGAGGCCGTGATTGCTCCAGCGAATGCGGGGTCGACGGTTAGCTGCCCGCCAACGACCGCAGTAACTTTACGCTTGTATGCGCCTATCTGGACATAGTTGCCGACAACGACATCCGTAGTAAACCAAGTGCTTGTGGTGTCTACCTTTGTCAGTGTGGCCCCGTCGACGGTGACGTTTACGGAGAAGTTAAACCGGGTATCCATGAACGGGTTACTTGGAAACGCCCTCGGCTCCACAATAGTCGCCCCGGTGTGGCGGTCCCGAATCATGTACTTGTAGCGAGCAAACCCCCCGGTGTCGGTGTCGGTCCCCAGGCCCTCCGAAGTAAACGGTTGCTCCGCCCAAGCAATATACTCGTAGTTCCCACTGACTGCATAAGAGGCATTGGTGCTCGTCGACTGCATGTCACTGTTGAGCAGCGCGCACTCATTCCGCACGTCCAGGAGACTTCCCCGGTCAACCCAATGCCCATCCGTTGTGCGAGAATAAGCATTCTCCCCATCGAGCAGGAGCACGTCATCCTTCAAGTGCGTAAGGGCCTTCGCCCCCGCAATAGTCCCGCCCCCGCTAGTCGCGGAAATGGTCGTCGCGTACTGCTGGAACCCCTCCCGCCTATCAAGCCTCCCGGCCCGGTCCATACGAAAGTTCACGCAATCGGTGAGCTCGCCGGTAGCCTGGGCCTTCGGAGACTGCTTCGTATTTATCCCCTTGATGAACGGGAACCCGACTTGTTTCTTCTCTAGCGCCATTAAAACACCCACAAGTCTGCGGTGACAGCCGCCGTACTGGAGATTGCCAAAACGTCGGCATTGGCGCTGGGGCCAGCATGAATATCGGAGGCCGCCGATTGCCCCACAACAATCACCCCCTTCGACCTACGCCCCAGCCGGTGAGGGACGGGAGTTTCAGCCCCGGCCTTCAGGGTGACCCCTTTAAGAAGCTGCCCGTTAAGTATTGGATTGTCTGCCAACTGCCCAAAAACGTCACTAACGGACTGAGAGAGAGCTTCCGTCTCCGGGTCACCGTACCGACTGCGGCGATATGTGAAGTCGGCGCTCCCCATGGTTACCCGCCCCCGCGCTTGTCGAATTGCTGGTTCTCCCAGAACTCCAATTCACACGGGTCAAGGGCTTGGCCCATCTGGGGAATGCAAGTGATGTCAGTGCTGACCTCTGGATAGACCTTCGCTGGTTTGGAGGCGCAACCATGGATAATACTTACCGAGAGGGCGGTAATAACCCCCACGGCAACCGCCATAAATCCGTAGTACAGTTTGTCCATATTACTCATCAAAACCCCTTCTACTAAGACGATGGTCCGATGTAGGCCCCGGAGAACTCATTCCAGTGCGCGCCCGCATAATAAACGATGTCATTTTCAGCTTCCAGATGCACTAAGTCATCTTCGCTCAAAACAAGGATAGTGGTGTAACACTCGCCGTTTGCTTCTGTCCCAGAGATAAACTGAAACGAGTCATTAATTTTAATGCCCATCCCATAGCCGGTTGCGGTTGGGGAGGCGCTCCAACTATTCCAACTAAACTGATAAACCCCGTCCTTGGGGGCGGTGAATTTGTAAGTGGAGTTGTTGTAATTGGCCCCGATGTCGAAAACTTCCGTCGCCGCTGGAAAGACCCCCCCCCCACTGAGCGTTTTATTCGCATCTGTCGAGCCGTCAAAGGCTTTGAACGCACAAGCCAGTGGTGCCGCAACTGGTGTTGTGAACTCAACCCCAGATGCGTCGGTTTTCACGCTGAGAACTTTGTCCCCGTGCCCGCTGTAACTCGCGGGGGTGTCCGTCAATCCGGTAAGCGCGGTCGCCCCACCACCACCCGCCGCTCCATGTGTAATAATCGCCATGATGTTACCTCGTAGGTTTGGGGGTGATTCGTGAAGTCAGGGTGCTCGAACTGGTCCCACCCGGAATCCATCGAAAGATGGCCTTCGAGATTGGGAAGTCATACGCGATAACCGTGGGCGTATCCGCCGCCACTGCGTCGCTATTGACCACCTTCGCGGTCCCATCGTCATGGAGGATACAGAGGTTCGCGGTCCCGGCCTGCGCCGAGGCATTCACATACCAGGCAACGCCGCCATTATTGGAGTTGTCCCATGCGTGGTCGATCGGTGTCGTCGCCCCTTGGGTGGTTTCTTTCTCAAAAGTTCTCATGTCAATTCCTATCTTAGGCCGTTACCCGTCCCCGGTGCCCGGCGTCTGAATCACAAAAGGTTGCGGCCCAGGTCAACCCCAGCATCGGCAATCCGATAAGGGCTCCCTGGTACGCGAACGCTACCAACGTCCTCGATTCTCTGTCTTGCCATTTCCCGCAACGCAATGAGGGTCTTGGCATCGGACTCCTCCTTGATGAGGCACTTGACCGCCGCGTCGAGGATGATGAACTCCTCATACCCCCGTTGGATTTGTGGGTCCACCGTCCCGAGTACCTGAGTGGTGACCAGGGGGCTGGCAGGTGAAAAATATGCCGGCTCGGGGATGTACCAGAGAGTTGCAGTCCCCGCCGTCGCCGCCTCCGTTAGAAATACAATCTTGGTGCCCTGGATTCGATAGAACATGTCACTGGTAAGCACGTTCCGCTCATTGAACATGTAAGCCTTGAGCGTATGGGTCCTCCCACCGAGCGCCAAGTCGACCCCCAAGCACTTATAGAAGTCCGAAGGAAGGGTGCCAAAAGGCACAATCTTCTCTGGGGTGGTGTCATTGGCGGTATCAGTAAAGGCAACCGTGACGGTGAGTGCCGTGTCGTTGACAATGGTGTCGACAATGCGAGTCTCGTCAGAGACCAGGATACTAACACCGACCGCTAACTCCGTGAGGAATTTTGTGCCCACCCCGACCACAGCGGTACTCGCCGTTGGGTTTATGGACCCCGTTAAGACCACGTTAGAATCGGTCCCCGGCAAGGTGTACGGGTCGGACGCCTTTACATAATAATCCTCATAGGTAGTCGCCAGAAGGTTGTGCAACTCCGCAACCGCCTGATTGACGTAATCCGTGAGCTCAAAATCATCAACAAACGTCGACCCCACCATATCGGCCCGTTGCCGAATGCCCGTAATCAAGTCGCCTAGCGTCCTCGTATTTGCCACAATAGCTCCCTATCTAAAGGCCACTGTTCTTCAACCAAATCATGCAGTGTACCCGTATGCCTTCCATCTTGTATTCGGATGGGTCTGCGTCCCCACCACGATTCCGAAGATACCGCAGCGAAATTGTCCGGTCCCCGTTTACATCCTCCGCTGTCAGCTCTATGAGATTGGCATGTAGAACGTATTCGAGAGACTCCCAAGCGGCGGCCTCCACATGCGTGAACTCGACGCCCAAAAGCTCGTTATACCTGTCCTCTAGCGTAATGGTCTGCAATGCGTCCACCATTGCCCCAACGCCAAAACCCGCAGCCGAGACGGTGACATCCCCCACGCCCCCGGCCCCATCCCCAAAGAGCCAGTTACCGGTCAGGCAGGTTATGCCTGGCGTCAGTGAGCCCTTCAGGGGCAGAGACATTCTATTGGCCATAGTGTACCCCGCGCAATATTAGGCGCTGCTGTTCTTTAACCAAATCATGCACAGCACCTTGCGGCCATCTAGCCTAGCTTGGGTTTGCACAAAACCGTCGCTATTCATAAGATACCGCAACGTAACTGTTCGGTCCCCGCTTACGTCCTCCTCCTTCAACTCCACCGCCACAGCTTCATCTTCATCAAAGTCAGCGTCAGCAATGGACGTAATCTGGACTGCCAAAAGCTCGTTATACTTGTCGTCAAGCGTCAAGATCTGCGTTGCGCGATATTGTGCCGGGTCAGAGTCAGAAGCGCTCACAGTCCCGACACTGAACCCCCTGGCCGAAACGGTCACGGCACCCGAGCCCCCGAAGAGCCAGTTGCCGGTGAGGCAAGTCACCCCCCGAGTCAACGACCCCTTCAGGGGAGAGAATATCCGATTAGCCATATATCACCTCAAAATCAGGTTCCAGGGGATTAGCCAACGCCGCTGTTTTTCAACCAAAGCACACAATACACCTTCTTCCCCTCAATCGTACCCAGCGCCGTCAGATTTCCTGCATTGACCTCAATATACCGGACCTGAACTGTCTTGGCCCCCGCAACGTCCTCTGCGGTCAATTCAATAAACCCAGTTGTGTACGCGCTAAGAGTCCCAGAATCATGGAACGTAAATTGCGCTCCGAGAAATTCATCATACTTGTCCTCCAGCGTGATCGTCTGCGCCGAGCCCGCCCCCGGAGCACTTATCGTGCCGACATCAAAACCCAGAGCGGAGACAGTCACCGCGCCAGTAGAGCCGATTTCCCAACTCCCGGTCAGGCAGGTTATCCCCTGCGTCAATGAGCCCTCAACGGGCTTAAACATCCGATTGGCCATATATCACCTCAAAATCAGAGCGTGTTAAACGCTGCTGTTTTTCAACCAAATCATACAGTAAACCTTTTTGCCGTCGAGGTTCGCCTCCGTTTGCGTTGCGCCGTTGTAGAGTTGCATATACCGGAGCGTCATTGTACCTGCCCCGTTTACGTCCTCTGCGGTCAATTCAAAAGTGCAACCTTCCGCCGCAAGAAAATCCGCGTCTCCGACAAACGTGGCTTCGACCGACAGCAACGCGCTGTACTTATCATCCAGCGTGATGATTTGCGCCCCATTGCCGCTTTCATCGTACTCACCCACGCTGAAACCCAGAGCGGAAACGGTCGCCGCGCCAGAAGCGCCAAAGGTCCAATTCCCCGTCAAGCAGGTCACCCCTTGCGTCAATGAGCCCTGAATGGGCTTAAACAAGCGATTAGCCATATATCACCTCATAATGAGGGGGGTGTTACCCCCCCTGCGAATAGGTTAGAGCGCGATGCGACAGTTCCAGCCCGGAGCGTAGCATCCGACCTGGCCATAGTAGCCCAACCGAACTTCATACGCATCCGAACCTGCGTCCCGAAGCATCCTCAAGGAATCAAGGTCAAGGAACTGCGGCGCGTCGCCGAGTGTCGCCAGAACCCAGGTGTCCTTCTGGAGCAGCCACATGGTATTGGGCTGACAGTTGTAATCCGGGATGATGTTGACGCTACCGTTGGGACCAACGACGGAGATACCGGAGAAACCGACATCCACATCAGGGGCCTTGAGGGTGCTGTAAACCACGCGAGACCCAAGCGCCTTCTCCAAGGTCGCGTAGGTGGCGAAGTCACAGAGCGCCAAGTCAGGTCGCCCACCATCGCGAGCAATCTGAGCTGCGGCACCGATGAGGGCCTCCTCAATCGGCATCGAGGACCCATCGAAACGCACACCGCCGAGGCGGGTGGTGTCAGAGGTTCTATTCACCCCAAAAAAGGTCGTTGCGCTGGGCGCTGCGGAAGGAACCCAGGCGTCGAGCCCGCTAACCTTCAACCGGTTATCGGCGGCGAGATAATCGCCCTCTTGGAAGATGAGGTCATTGATAGCAACGGCGGCGTCCATCGCCGCGCTCACCGTGATAACCCCGGTTGCCCGGTTTACGGCGCTAATGGTTCGAGCGCCACCGGCACGAAGCGCCGAAGCTGCGTCCGCCGCAAACACGAGGTTCATCCCAACCTCAAAGTTGGTGACATCTTCCGTGTTCGACAGGGTGACCGTTGTTCCGGTGCCTGGGTCCGCGTTACAGGCCCCAATCGAACCAGAGCCATCCCGGTAGAGCGAGACAGCCAGAGACCGAGTAATGGAGTTAATCGCCCCGTCGATTTCCATCGTGAGGTAGCGAAGGAATGCGTTGTTGTCGCCCTTCGTCGCTTGAATGGTCTCGCCGTCGATGAACGCAAAGCCGTAGTCCTTAACCCTGGTGAGGGAGAACTGAGCCAGTTTCGAGGTCGAGGTGTTGCCTTGGCCCGTGGCGAAGGTAGCAGCCCGGCGCTGCGGGTCACTAAAGCGGAGAGGAATGGGCATCGAGAGCCCGCCGAACTTGGTGAACTTGGGGATGAGCCCAAGGAACGGGTTGTTCTTATACACCATGTTCCGCACTCGCTGCGGCTTGTAGTGGATTTTTACCGCCTCTTGGACGGTATTAAAATTGAGCGGAGTAGCAGAAGCGGAAGCAGCCATAATAATCACCCCTCATGGGGCCGATTAAAACTAGCCCCAGAAGTTAAGTTTGGACAGTTGTTCCAGGCTTTCATCGCGTGAAAGCGTGTCAGAACGGGTATCCCCCGCAGGTGCAGGAGAGGCTGTGTTCTGATTCGTCAATGTCTTTGGCCTGGGTGACCCGGTTGGGGTCTCTGTCTCTTGAGGGGCCGGCTCCGGTGGTGGCGCTTCCGTCGTAAACTTTCTTGACCGCATGGAGTTGCGGACCTGTTTTTCGAGGTGGTCTTCTACAACCTGACAGGCATCTTTGTACGGCATTATCTGGTTAGTGGCGCGATAGGATTCCTTAATCACGTCACCAACGAGTTGTTGCGCACTCTGAAGCCGAATCAACTCGAAATCGTCACTGTTATTGTCGACGAATTGGTTAATGTCGTCAATAAATTTGTTGTACTGGTCGCTCTCCGACTGCTCTTTTCGGGTGCTTGCCTCGCTTTCGCGTTCTTTTTTGAGGTCCCGGAGCTCATTACGCAAATCCTGGACATCATTTCTCAGTTGGAGGTCCGGCGGGGCCTTCTCGTTGTTCAAAATGGTGTTCGTGAGGTCCTCATAGGTCAAACCGAACTTCTCAAGGAACTGGAGAGGGTTTTTACGAGCCTCCGCCGACAAGTCAGCCTGGGAGAGGCCCTTGGAAGCGTTTAACTCCCCCCGAAGCTCCGCAAGCTGGGTCTCCAGGGCCTTAGAGTGCTCGGTGGTCTCTCTGGCCGCCCGCTCCCTTCGAGCCAGCTCCTCAAACTCCTTGGACGTGTCCTGTGGGATTTTAGGCCGAAACTCCATGGGCTCGGGAGGCCCGGCCTCCTCCACCGGGGTCTCCGGGGTCGCCTCAGCACCTTCCGGCGCCGGGTCCTCCGTTGTGGGCAGTCCGGCCCCGTGCAAGACCTCCAGGGCCTCCGCCGTTTCGGTAATCTCCTCCATCGTCGCCATTTTGACTCCTATTTATTGAGCGGTCATCCCCGCAGGGGCCGCCATTGGTGGTTCAAGCCCAGGGGCTTCAGTCGGGGCGGGTCCTCCGGGAGCCAGGGGAAGTTCAGCCCCCGGAGGTGCCTCAATCGGGGGTTCAGGTTCCCCCTCAATCGGCGCTTGGGTGCTGGCCATCTGCATACTCGAAAGGAGCTCCATAATCTCCTGCATGAACTGCATCAGCAGCCGCAGACGGTCATCTGGGGCGTTGTTCATGCGGGCAATCAAGTAGGCCGATTGGGTCTTCTTCAGGGCCAGAGAGAGGTTCATGAAGGGCTCTGGCGACTGATACCGGCCCTTATCGAGCATCTCCGAGATAAACATGTCCACAATATCGCTCGCGGCGGTCATCGGACGAGTCGCCGCCTCAATGTCAGGGTACTTGAGCAGGGAAATCGCCATCAAGGGGTCCTGGATGAGCCCCGACTCGATTAACTCACGCGCAAACTGCAACTTCCCAGCCGGCGTGTCAGGGAGCAGGTTCGTCGGCGTCACCTGCATCACATAAGCGTCCTTATCCAGGTCAATCTCCGACCACTTAATCTGCTCGATGTACTTATCCCCGTGGCTCACCACCTTATAGGGTGACCCCTCTTCAGTCCCTCGGCGAGCCAGGTCAATCATCTGCTTGGCCGCCTCCATGAACATGGATTCGTATCTTGCCGCGATGTCATAAAAACGCTTCGTCTGGATGTTCGAGAACTCGCGGAGCGCCACCGCAGATTCAAGGCCCACGGGCTTTCTCGCCTGTGCCGTCAGTTCGCTTATTCCGGCTATCTGATACGCACGTTCAAAGAGCCGGTCGAGGTGGGAGAACACTTCGCCCGACATAACCTTGGGGACGTAAAACTGCGGTGGCTTACCCGGCGAGGTGTACTCAATCACTCCCCAGAGCTCGTTATTAATGGACGCCTTCGAGATTTTCGAGCCCGTCTCAACAAACACCTTGGGCTTGGCCAGGTGCATCGAGTCCTGGATGTTCCGCAGCATCCCGTTAATCTCTACCTGAATACCAGTCAGCATCTCCGCCAGGCCCGTTCCCCAGAACCCAAGTAGCCGGTCCGACCAATGGAGCGTCACGAAGGGGAAGGAATCCCGGTCATACCCCTCATCCAAGAGGGTTCCCTCCTCCAGGACAATGCAATGCCGCCCATCGTCCGCATCCTTAGAACTCGGGAGGTGCCANGCCTCAATACAGAGCAGTTGAGTGTCCGCCTGCCCCAATAACCGGTCATTCATCGCCCGGTCAGTGTCCACGTCGACCGCCCGGTCAATGACATTCACCTTGTCGGGATACAGAGCCTTCAAAACCTCCTTGTTGACCACCTTCAACTGGAAAATCTGGCGAGGAGCTGCGTAACGCGACTCGCTGCTGTCCACGACCACCTCATCAGGGAAGACGCGCTCCACATGCACGTCACCCTCCGACTCGAAGACCTTCATTATGCCCGTTCCAAACACCGCAGCGTCACGGAACACCTTCGGAGCCACGTCGTAAATCCCAGACTCGTAGAACTGCCCGCGACAAAACCGGTCAAGCAACTCTCCCTTTCTGCGCTGAGACCAGTCACCGCCAGAGGTAAGGAACGTCGCCGTCGGCTTACTCTGGGTGATTTCCGCCGTCACGGTGTCACACATCGACTTGACCACGTTGAACGTCACCACATGGCGAGGCCCCGTCGGGTTAGCAAGCCGCGAATAACCGCTTAGAGACAGGCTTTCCGCGTCAGTGTCGTTGTAACGGCTGAAGTGCTCGGTGTTCAGTTGGTGCTGGTAGTCCTGGTCGGCGACCA